CTTGTCAGGAACGCAGGCGCCGCCTTCTTCATGCTGGCCTTCGGGGCATGGGTTCTTGGGCTTGCACTGGCCGTCTTTTTCTTCAAAGCCGGTGTTGCATGTGCAGGTGGTGCCGCTGATGGTGGAATTGGGTGGGCAGTAGTCCGGCTTTGGCACAAGGTATTCCTGACCAATGAGCGCGGCAGTGGTGGGGTCCTTGCAGTAATAGTGATTGGTCGCGATCTGGTCAGCTTGCTCCAGACCGCAGGCACCACAGCGCCCGGGCTTTTCACCGCCAGGACCAGTGCAATACCAAACGCTCTGGCCTGCGTTGATCACGGCTGATGCGGGACCGGTAAAGCCCAAGAACAGCGCAAGGGGGAGAAACAGCGCGATCAGGCGGAGAAGATTAGCCATGCGGCCCCCAGTGATGCGACGATGACGAGAAGGCCCATTTGTTTTCACCTTGAAGAAGCCCACCGCGTGGACTTTTGCAAGGCCCCTGCCGGCCGGTCAGGGAGCACATGCAGCTAGCGCTTAGCTGATAGCGCGGCGCACCCACTTGAAGGCCGCGACGGCCACCACGACCAGCAGCACAGCAGCGCCGATCAGGCCGATGGGGGCCACGGTGTCATTGATTTCAGAGACAACGCCGGTCACGTCGATGGCGGCGTGTGCGTTGTTGGCGAGGGCCAGGGCACCGACTGCGGCAGCAGTGGCGAAGCGGCGGGTTTGTGCATTGATGCGGTTCATGTTTTCAGTCCTCATTGGGTTGGTTTCCATCGGAAGATTTAATGGTCTGGATGAGGACCCGGAAGGCCCACGCCACAGCCCACACCAGCAGGATGGCGCTGCTGATTGCGGCCCCTTCCTGCGGGCTCAGATCGAGCACAGGGAGGGTGATTTCGTGTTGCACCGTGACCGTGCAGGCCGAGGTGCATTGAATGGTTTGCTCAGGCATTGCCGAGGGCTCGTGCACGCGCTTGGGCGATGCGTTGACGGCGGGCTGCGCGGGCGTGCAGGCGGTGGGCCAGCACGTGCATGGAGCCGACCAGCAGATGCCACAGGGCGGCACCGATGAAGCCTGCGCAGATGCCGAGGATGGCAAGTTGTTGGGCTACGTGGCCGAGGTTGATTTCAGGCATTTAGGGCCTTTCCATAAAGGTCATCAAGATCAACGACAGCGGGCCGGTGGAAAGGCTCCGCGTGATCCTCGATTAGCTGGACGCAGGTTTCCACGTCATCCAGCGTTGCAGCCTCAGACAGCAACATGACCCATTCGGGCTGTCCGTCCTCAACGTTGGGCGCGAGAAAGCAGCCCGTGGTGCGCGACTGGATGACGAGGCGCATGGTCAGGCTGCGGCTTTGGCCGTGGCTGCGGGACGGATGCCCAGGAGCGTCAGCTTGGTGGAGTTGTCAGCACCTGCCACCACATCGAATTCGCAATCGCACATCACGCCAGTGATGGGCCATTTGTTCTTGAGGTGTGCCCACTTCTGGAACTCGGACGAGTCGCCAAACTTGAATGGGCGTGTGACGACGCCGATGCTTTCCCCGCTGGAGCTTTGCCCCATGTCCACCGACAAATGAAAGGTGGTGGAGTCGAAGGCGCGGCCTTCATAGTCGCCCTTGCTGGACTTGATGCCGTGCAACACGGCTTGGCTTTGCATACGCATTTGATGTTTTCCTTTTGGCCGGGTTATGCGGCGAACGCAGCGGGGCCAGCGCTGGTGCCAGAGACTTTTTTGAACATGGCCTGATAGACGCGCTCGACCTCTTGCCGCTTGAACTTGGAGAGGCGACCAGGAAGCTCGGCGCAGTTCTCGATGAAGCCCGCGAGGGTTTCGCGGTCCATGTAGAGAAAGGCCAGCGCAGCAGATTTGCCAGCGGTGGAGAAGAACCAACGGGCGTTGCGCGTGCACTCCGCCATCAAGGTTTCAAGGGGCAGGCGTGGCTCTGTTTTGATGGGCTCGGCGTGGGCCACTTCGCCGTGCTCGGAGAGCATCAGTGCGTGCCATTCACTGGTGCCTGCAAAGAAGTTCGCGGGCCTGCGCAGCAGATCCACGGGCAGCAGGCGCTTTTGATTTCCATAGCGCACCTCGATGCGTTGCCAGCCGGTGGCGTCCTGTTCGCCATAGAGCTGCACGCCCTTGTCATAGACGTTGGTTTGCTTGCCTGCGGCCTTGCTGCCGAAGTAGAAGGAACGGCCCACGCCACCGGAGCGCCACGCGCCCACACAGTTGTGCTTTGGGCGGTGGCCCAGGTGATCCATCAGGCCCGCGTCGTAGTCGGAGCCGATGCGGTCCATGCCGCCAGAAATTCCCTCGAAGAAGTCCAAGGCCAGATCGCACCGCGTGACTACTGCGCGGTGTTCTTCCAGATAGTCGGCCATCTCGTAGTGCCAACCAGGGCGGGCAAACGTGCACGCTGCACCGTAGAGGTTGCAATGCAGGGTCTTGGCCTGTGCCGATTGGCGCGGGCTGTCGCCGCTTGACAGGCACCCGACCCAACCGCATTCAGAGCCTGCACGCATGATCGACCAGCGGTAGCGGTAGAAGTCGTGGCCCTTCTTCAATTCGGGGTCCACCGTGAAACCAGCACCGAGCAATTCACAGACGTTTTGCGCGAGCTCCAGCGCTTGCGTGGTGGCTGAGAAATCAGGGTCATCCAGGCCGCGAAGGATGCGGGCTAGATCGCTGCGGCGCCGGTCTTCTTCGCTGATCTGGTGAAGGGACTTTTCCCAATCCTGGGCTTCGTCGCGTGGGGGAAAGAGGGTGTCCACCGTGGGGACGGGGGCATGGCGCAGGTTGAGGGTGAAGCGCAGCCAGTCGATATGAACGGGCGAGCCGGTAACGGTGCGCTCTTCGTGCAGACGCAACAGAACCTCGTTGCCATCGAGGACGAGCGGGGTTGCGATGGTCACGCTCTGCCCCCTTCGAAGTTGTCCCCGTGATTACCATCGGGGACGGCTGTTGCCGACGCTACGCACCCCCCAAAATTGATAGCAGAGGATTCAACAGCCGCCGCAGGCGCGCCCGCGCTTCGCTTGCCGGTCGCGCCCGCGTCGTCTTGCTTGGGCAGCGAGTCGAGGAAGGCAAGGACGTGCTGCCATTGGTGGGGGGCGCGGCCTATGAACATGGGCACCATGCCTGCGCCCGATTGACCGCGAAAGATGCACACCCCCTGCCCGGCAGCGGCTGGAGCCGCCAAGCTTTCGCCGGGCCGTTTGGTGGCAGGGGGTGTGCAAACCTGAGGTGTTGGGGACATGGCGGCTCCTGTGTGAGAATTACCAAATTGCAACCATTGCCAATTTGGTAACGCAATACTAAAGGAATCATTCTCAAAATGGAACCACTTGTCACACACCTAACGCTGGAAACACTTATCCAGCGGGCAGCAGACGTTGCCGGTAGCCAACGAAAGCTAGCCGAGCTACTCGGTCTGAACCCGTCGAACTTGGTAGAGATGAAACAAGGGAAGCGCGCCTGCGGCTGGCGCGTGAGGGGAAAAATGCGCGCCATCCTGGGCGAAGACCCGGCGCATGCCTTCATGGCCGCGATGGCCGAAGACCTAGAGCAGTCAGAAAATCAGGACGAAAAAAAAGCTGCAGATGGCTTTAAGGCCATGCTTGCAGCTTTTCCTGATGGTTGGCGGAAACGGAGGGATTCGAACCCTCGATGA